CTGCCGAGTGCACCTCCAGATGCTAGGTTTGGTTGTTAGGGAACAACCGAGGTGGTTTTGTCATTGACAAAGCCCTCATGTCTTTCGACATAGTCCACGTGAGTGGAGCCTCCCGCAAGGGAACCCTCGCTCTCCTCTAGGAACAAAGTTCCTTCTCAGCTATTTACACAGCCGAGCCCCACCGAACTTTGGTGCTGACGCGTTCGGGACGTCCATAACGTTCCAAGTGCTTCACATCAAAAATGGGTTGGGTACCACGTTTGAGGAAGAACTTCAGAAGAGCAAAGGGGCCTCTTAGAGGGCTTTTCCTATGCTCAATCCTCACACAAAGACCTCTGACGAGAGGCTTGTGGTGGTTCTTACAGATTTTCTGAGTTTGGTAACCCAGGAAACTGTATCTACCGAGGACTGGAGACTCTTTCGATACGACTGGTACAGGAGCTAATTGTTCCAGTATAGCATCGAGTGTCTTGACAGTCTCCCAGAAACCAGCTTCATAAAGCTGATTTCGAAGAGAAAACAGAGACACAATCTCTGAAGCGTTATGTCGTGAAGTCGGGATCATACGGCGGACGTACGTCACAGTGACGTCCTCCCCATCGTAATAATCCCTGCCACAAGATTCTCTGAACTTACCAGTCCAGAAACTTTTGTGTGCATTCAGCTTGAAGCCATAGGCTTGCAGCTGGTCCTTCACGAACGGCGCTAGCGTAGTAGGGACGATCAAATCGTCCCCATATACGCGTACCACCCTAAGAAGGGCACAAAGGTCCTTCTTAGTAAGCGTGCGGTTAAGCTGCGCTTCATAAGCGAGGCAGATGGTCGTCAAGAACATCATAGCCTCGACAGGGAAGCAAACAGCTGAACCCATAGACGCGAACTTGGTCAGCGGCATGATACCGTGACCAGGAACGTCTGCGCGTGTAGAGCGACAGGCCTGCAAGGCTTCATTGAGATGAGGCCAAGCAGAAAAGGCGTTCCGAACAAGCAGATTGGAAACGCGGTCACTAGCTTCGCTAAGATCGAGAGTCGCAAGACTCTGATCAAGCGAGCCGGAACGAGCAAAGTGCTGATTTGGCACTTGGTTCGTGAAACCGATACTCCCGAATAGGTTGTCATCCTGTTCCAGAGTTTCCACGATCAGTTCTAGAAGAGACTGCTGTGCATATTGCATGCAAGTAGGCTCGACAGCAATGATCCGTGGCGTTTTCAACGTTTTAGGTACAGTGATAACCCTGACGGGAATCTCTGCACCGGGTTCGAGGAACTTAACTGACTGAAGCTCTTCATTGAATCCAGCGTTTGGAACAATGAAGAGTTCAGATGGAAACGATGTTTCCAATCGCGAGTACCAGCTTATTTTGCTGAAC